TAGTAATTCACATATTTAACTTTATACTCAGGCATAAGAAAGTGTGACATTAACCAAGGTAACTGTGTTCTTAGTTTGTATCTTTTCCAAATATCAAACCACATCTCATTATGCTTTATAGTTTTTTTATTATATCTTCTTAAATATACACAATGATTACAACTTGCTTTAAGTGAATAGTCATAATTCATTATCTCAAGATCTTTTACAATAGATATTAAATCTATCTCGTTAATACATGGATATAAATACCAATCAAAAAGTTCATCCAATAAATATTTTCTTTGAATATCTTTTGGCATGATACAATCATATTCTTTAGGCTCATTTATAAATTTAGTATATAGACCTTTAAGAATATATTGTTTTGGATCAATCCAAACGTGATCTTTTTTAAAATATTCATGCGATAACATTTGAACTTTAGCAAATGTATATCTTGGATTAACTTCTTCTTTAATTTTTATTTTTTTCCAACAAGAAGGAACTTTGACATCAACACTATGAAACATTACATAATCATGTGTAGAATCAATATAATCTTGTTCAGGAATAGGAGAGTCCTCTCTCGTAACACACGAAAAGATAATCATTAGTTAGCTAATGGATTTTTACCTGACGCTCTTAGTTCTTTTATTTCTAGTTCTAGCACTTGAATTGTTTTATCTAATACTGCGATCTTTTGATTTTGTTTTTCAATTTTAATATTTTGGTCACTTATTTCTTTTATAAGTGGATTTAGATCTAATCCAGCAAGGTTATTAATTTGTTCTTGCATCTGTCCATACACAGTAAAACCAGCACCAATAGCACCAACCACACCGATAATAGCTACAACATTTGTTAAATTATCTTTTAATTTATCTAACATTAAATACCTTTCATATTAGGGTTTATTATATTTTCTTTTGCTCTAGGTCTACTTTCTCTTTGTTTAAAATGATAAGTAGATTGACTTCTTGATAAAGTCTCTTTTAGCTTGTCTTTAATTTGTTTTTTAAAATCTTTACTATCCATTAGTCAATGCCTTTATTTCATTAATTAATTTTTGTTTTTCAAGCCTAATATTATATAGTTCTTGCTCTTTTGTAAATATTGGATCATTTTGTGTATAAGAAACCAAGGTAGAATTAGCGTATAATATTCGATTGTCTCTAATATCAACTTGATCTTTGTAAATATCTTTCGGTTTATAAAACTGAGTATTTGCATATTCTTGTAAAACATCGTTATTACTCATTATTTTTAGTTTAACAAGGTTTTTAAGTTGTAGGTTTTTCCCAATATCCTTGACTTGCTGGTCTATCTTCTTCATACTCTTTACTAATGAAACTGCTTTTTTCTCACCTGAAACGTTGCCTTTGCTGTCAGCTACAGCTTCTGTTGTTTGTTCTTTTTCTGTCTGCGTTTCTGTCTCTGTACTTGCTTCCTCGTTCGATTTCTGTGCAGCCCGTAATGATGATGGTTCCTCCTCCACGTTTTGTGGTTCCTGAGGATCTTCCTCAACAAAACGAGGAGCCTGTTCCTGAGGTGATCCCTTCTCCTCTTCCTTTATAAATGGGCTGGTTTCTTGAAATACTTCTGTACTTGCTTCTTCTTTTAATTGTGGCGATTCATATGTTTCAAATTTTTCTGGCGCTCTAAATGTTGGTTCTTCATAGGTAAACTTTGGTTCTTCCATCTTAAACTTTTCTTCAACTTTTAAATTTTCTTCTATTTTTGCAAACTCTTTTAATGTTGATTCTTTAAAAGTTTGAAGTTCATTTTGTGTTGTCGTTGGTAAAGCAGAATACTGTATGTCTAAAAGTGTAGCTGTAAGTTCAGCACCTAATAAATTTGGGCCCACTAAACTTGTGCTGTTCGGTGAATCACCATCTAAACCTGAAAACTCCCAGCTCCAGTTTCTTGCTCCTGTACTATTGTGAATAACTGTATCTGTGTAGGTAAAAGTATTTCCGTAATATCCAGCGTCTGTGTTTCTGTTTTGAGTAACACTATTTAATACAGTTCCTGTATCATCTAAAATTTTTACTGTTGTTGAATAACTATCTCTTCCTGCTCCAGACTGACCACATCTCCATTGTGATCCTGACCACTCACAGTTTTGTACTTCTGTTGTTGAATTTAACCTAACTCCGCCATCTAAACTGTCAGCTGTTGTTGTAAAAGATGCACCGTCTGTGGCTTTGGTTGTATTTAAATTTAATAAAGATCCGTTTGCAGATATAGTTCCTGTTCCTTCAATTTCTATTTCATTTGTAAGATATTGTGACCCTGACATAGTCCAACCTGTACTGCTAGTAATACCATCAATAGAACCACTAGAGTTTTGATAACTAGTTCGGCCTGTGCCAGCGTTAGGTAATAGATTTCCTGATGTTGCTTCTTCTGAATTACTTGGACTCAGAATCAGAAGACTTATCAAGAGGCTCAATAATAATCTCATCGACTTCCTTTATGACTTTTAAATCTTTTACGTACTGATCGTAGTCAGGTCTAAGTTTATTATATTTAGTCCAAGCTGCAGATGCTTCTTTACCAATTTTACCATTATAAGGACATGGTGTTCCCGCATGAATCATAGCTTCAAAGACTCTTGGATCCTGACATAATAACGCTACACTTGCCACAGACATACCGTTTGCTTTCAACTCTCTTGCAAGTTTGATTCTTTCACAATTTTCATCTCTAAAAGATTTACCACCCGAAATACCAATACCAAATGTTTGAACACCAGCAGAACGTATATTACTAGTAGTATTATTAGTGGTAGTAGAGCTAGAGCTAGAACCAGACTCATAAGTAGTCGATGCCGAATAGCCACCTTGTATAGACGTGTTACCACCCGATACATTTGATTGTGAAACATCAGCAAATCCTTTGCTTGCAAATAGTAAAAATATTAATATAGTACAAATAAGCCTCATCTATAAATCCCTTTTGGTTTTTTACTATTATAGATGAGGTGGCTAAGTATATCTACTCACCATTAAATTTTGTGTCTGGAGATTCCTCAATTTGGTAAAACATCTTATCCGTGTCCTCTGTTACCCATGCATCATCTTCGCAATCCCAGACCGTATTTTGTACCTTAAAGTCTGGCCAATCGTTATCAGTAGTATAACTATTAATGTGCCACAAAATGCGATTATTAGGCTGAGCTGCATAATTGCCGTTATCGAGAGCCAATATATGTGCACACTTATGTTCTTGAGGAATTTCAGAATGCTCAGTGTTAAGAATATTAGGTTCTGGGTGACCCCAATCAATGGTGAATAAATAAGTTCCAGGATAAAACTTTTTATCCTTTCCCCTAAATTTTCCATCTATACCATCCAACCAATCAAAGCGATGAACGCTAGGATAATAACTAAAACAATTCCACAACTCAAGTTCGTTGAGAGACATATCGGGCACTTGCTTTCTGGAAAAGGATTTTTGGAAAAACGCTGATATAGGCAAACGCCAAAAGCATGCACCGTTCGGTAACATGATGTTAAAAAGGATGGCACGTCCCGTAATAGAAGTAATTCCAAAGATGACGCAATCTCTTTCGCCTTTTTTCGATTGATCCATGTCATACAAATATTCTGTACGTATTTTACAATATATTGGAGGTGTGTTTGCATTTAAATAAGCCACTATTATGTTCCTTTATCATTACTGTAGTATATATCATCACCTACTACAAGTATATCTAATGGACTTTTTTTTAAAATACTCATGGCTTCTTTTATTGTGCCCACAATGGGTTTACCCTTTATATTTAAACTAGTATTTAATAAACAAGGCACTCCTGTTAAATCATAAAACTCTTTAATTAGTTTATAAAAACTATAGTTTTGATTTTCATTGACTGTTTGATGTCTACAACTGTGATCCACGTGTTTTATAGCTGGATAATTATTTTTTATGGGATATTGGTAAAGCATGTACGGTGAATATTGTGCGTGGTTTTCTAAAAAGCTTGCACCATAGGGTCTCCACCACTCTCTAAATTTAACTTTCTCATTTAAATAGTCTCTACCATTTTGAACTCTTGGATCTAATAGAATGGATCTGTTTCCTAAAGCTCTTGGGCCAAGTTCTCCAAACCCTTGATACCAACCAACTAATTTACCTTTTGACAAAGCTTTAGCTATTGTTTTTATTGTCTTTTCACTTGGTTGTATATCAGGACATTCATCATCTTGTATATAGGGAAAATTTAGAAATGTTGGTTGTTTTAATTTTAAAAAATCATGTGCCCATCTTACACAACCTATAGATAAACCACCATCATACACATGAGGTTCTATGTTTAATTTATAACCCTCTTGTTGTAGTAAACTATTCCATTGAACATTTAATGCTGCACCTCCAGAATAAATTATTTCTTTTTTCTTATCAGTAAAACTAAAAACATTTTTGATAAAGTCATAACATTTTAAATTTACTGTTGCTAAAATATCCCACCATTCTTTGTTATTGGTTTTATAAACATTTTGACAATATTGATAAATTTTATCTAAATCAAAACCTTTAAAATTTCATATAATTTGTAATCAGGTTTTCCATATGACATCAAACCCATAAGTTTTCCAGCAACATTACCATATGGATTATTTGATAGTTTCATTACTAAAGTTATTAAATGAAATAAATGAGCAGGAGTTAAACTTTTTGAACGGTAAAGTTTGTCAGATTTAATTAAAGTTGTATGTCCGCCTGACCCACACCCATCAATAACAACTCCTTGTTTATTATGATTAAAATTTGTATTTGACCATAAATGAGCAAAATGATGATCTAAAAGATAATGGTTGTCTTTAACTTCACAATAATATTCACCATTTAAAGGTAATCTTTTTGTTATACCTAAATCTGTTTCATCGGTGTAACAAATAAAGTCAGGTTTTTTGACTCCCCAACCAAAAATTTTTTTCCAAAACCATTCTTCGGGAGCTACTGATTGTTTTATACCTACTTCTCTTTCGTATTTAGCATATTTAACTTCACCGTTAATTGAGACACAAACACTTGAATCATGTCTTGATCTACCTAGACCAACTATCGTTTTTTGTACCATGTTGCTAAAGTATATCTTGGTTTCATATGAACAGTTCTTACACCATGTTTATATTCCATACCACTAAAATATAAACCTCTACCTAATTTAGGTTCTACTTTAACACCATCTTCAAAATATGTTTCTCCACCCTTGTAATCATCATTTAAATAATGAATGGATGTAAAAACTGGATCAGGTAAACCGCTTTCACCTGAGTTGTCTAAATGTTTAGGTTGATAAGCTCCAACTGGCCATTTACAAATGTTTAACCAATTTACTTCTAAATTGTAAGGTTCAATTACAGCTTTAAATTTATCTAAAATTATATTTGGTAATTTTTTTGAATTAATTATAACCTCAGAGATTTTTGCGCCTTGTTCATTAACAGTGTGTGTTTTTTTATCTGGAGCTTCATTAAATATTTTTATGAGATCTTTAGATTCTTTTATATTAAATTGATTATCTTTTATTATGATTAGCATTTCCAACGTCTTCTTGCAGCACAGATTCTTTTTTCTGGTGTTTTACTACAATTTACGTTATGCATTTTCATTTGTCCAGCAGATCTTGCACAATAAGATTTACGTCTTTTAGCAGCTTTAGATCCTGGTTTAACTTTACCTGTCACAGCAGTTTTTAATTTAGATCCAGGGTTCATTCTTCTGTATGCACGAACTCCTGCAGCAGTCATTCCTGCTCCTGATTTTGTTGATCTAAAATTTTTTTTATTTTTAGCAGGCATCCCACCTTTTTTTGCACCAATGGGTCTCGCTCCAGTATTTTCTTCTACTAGATCAGCGATGTATGAGTATACATCTTGGCCTGCCATTTTACTTACCGTCGATAAGGATTGTTGCTTCTATTTCAGCACCAATTGTTGAAATTGTCATACCATCTTTGAATAAAATTCCATCTTCTGGAATATTAAATGCAAAAACGTCTCCTGCTGGACATTGTGTTTGAAATTGTGTGACTGAGTCACCGTCTTGTAAAACTAATGATTGAATAGCCGTAGAACTATTAGCTACGATAAGCCCTCTTAATCTGCAACGACCACCAAATACTGACCCTGTCGCTGATTTAAATACTGCTTTAATATCACTTTTCATAATAATCCTATCTTAAATTAATAGTTAGGGGCAGTAAATACCGCCCCTAACTTTATATCGATTATGCCGCTCCTGGCGAACCGAAGATTCCTCTAGCGTCAGAGAAGCCGAAGCTGTATCTTTCTCTAGCTTTAAATCTTACGTTACCAGTGTCGAAGTCACCTTCGATCGCAGTTTTAATTGGCGATCTAACAAAGTGTTTCAAACCATTAGGCGCATCAGTCATGATGAAGAATGCATCAGTGTCAGTTAAGAAGTGATTTACTCTATAACCTTCTGGTATCATCCCCATGTTCATGATCGCATTAATGTCGTTTTTCGCGAAAGCGTCTGAACCACCAGCAGTAGTAGATAAAGGTGATCTTAAGATTCTCTCTGCAGTAAATTGTAATTCTTTTGGAATTATTAATTTTCTACCTTGAAGAGCAATCTTTAATCCTCTTTCGTCTACGAAAGCAGCGATGTCAATTAACGACTGTTCTAATGATGTTTCAGACAAGTCTGCAGCAACAGATAATTCATTTCTGAATGTTCCACCAGATGCTAATGGGTGAGCGTCAGAACATAATTCTACACCGTCTCCACCAGTAAATGATGAGTTAAACGCGTTGTTTAACACTGCAGCAGCTTTGATCTGCTTTGTTTGTGACATAGATCTTGCTAATGCTTTTGTGTATCTAGCAGCAAGTCTGTCATACAGGTTATCTTCGATAGCTTCTTCAGTGATTGCAAAAGCTAAAGCGATTGTCTCGTGAGAGTATCTTGAAGTGTAAGCTTCAGTTGCCTGATCAAAAACAACACCAGCACCTTCTTGTTTAGTTGGTGCAGTGCCGAAACCAGATAACATTACTTCTTCTTCAAAAGCTCTGTCAGATGACTCGCTTACAAAGATTTCTGCATGCTCGTTGTCATATCTATTGTATTCCAGGCCGAACAGGGCGTTCAATCCTGGCTCTAGTTCTTTAACTAGTTGTGATCTTGATATAGCCATAATTTATTCTCCTATTCCTATACGCCTGTGCCATCTCTGTAAAAGTGCTTGTTAATTCTAACAAGAACGTTCGCGTTCGCAGCAGATGTGTCTGAGTTTTCTGGATCTTGGCTTATATCCACCGCTTGAACGATGAATGAAGCGTTAGTTCCAGATGCAGAAACATCTAATTGAACTTCAGAAATGCCTGTTTGTGTTGAACCAGTACCATTCGTTACTGAATAGTTCTGGAATAGATCCGCTCTAGTAAAAGCCGCGTCAGCATCTATTAAGAATACAGCATCTGGGTCGTCAACTACAAATGCAGTAATATCACTTGCAGCTATACTACCAGGATAGTAGTTCTTAAAAGTTGGCTTTCCTGTAGTAGGATCTGTGTATGTTACTCCGTTGAATACTCCCACAACAGAAGTAGAGTTACCAGCAGTATGTCTTTCAATGTTACCTGCAGTTACTGGAATTACCAGATCACCTTGGTAAATTGCAGTGCTATAACCACTCGCAATCGTATATCTGTTTTGAGCACCAACTAATGGAGTACCATCGAGTTTTCTGTAAGGTTTTAAACCAAACTTTTCTACTCTGTTAGCCATATGTTTTTCTCCTTTTTATTAGTTAAGTGCCTCACAGTGGTAAATGTCAAAAAATTACTTTTTTGCGCCACCACCAAAAGTCACGCGAGATTGCCTTTCAATATTGATTGGCATCTCAGGTCGCTGTTCCCTCATCAGATCTGAATCAACGGCTTTCATTCTGTCTTGAGTCATTCTTGCAAAGTACTCTTTACGTTGTTCCACGATCTCAATCGGAATCCTTGCCAGCACAAGGTCATCATGCCCGATCAAACCTGCGTTCTTTCCTTTTTGAATAATTGGGTAGTCGTGATCACCAAGGTCATTTTTTATTTCCTCAGCTCTTACAAATTCCCAACCTTCTCTCTGTTTTCTAGTTACATTTCTGGTATCATCTTGCCCCATTGTAGAGACTCTGATCCATCTATGTACATAGCCCTCAGGCGCAGGTGGTGCATCTAGACTAGATGATGGCATCCAAGGAGCAGATCTTTTTGGTTTCTTCTCCTCTGAAGCGCGTGAAGTTCTTTTTATTTTATTATCGCTATTCATATTAAACCTCCTTCACGAATTTAGCGTATTCTTCTAGTGGCACCCCTAATTTTTTGGCAATTGCCACCTGTGACTTGGTGAGTTTCACAGTTCTGCGTCCTTCTTGTTTTCTTCCAGCGGAAGCAACGGTTTGGACGGGTTTCCGTTGTTCTTCTTTCTTAGTTTCCTCAACAAATTTATGAGGGAATGTGTCCTTCATTCTTTTGTTAATTTCATTATAATACTCGTCACTCTCCGCATCAATACCCATGCCCACTAGATCTTCATGTATGGTAAAAGCAACGTTGGTCATGATTTTATCATTTCCAAACCAAGAATTTTTTGCAGCCCAATCTTTTGCTTTATCAGAAGGTTCAGTTTTTTGTATGTTCTCAACAGGTTGTTGAGGTTTTTTCGCTTCCTCTTCTTGCTGTTGTTTTATCTCTTCTGCTCTTCTTTTATGCTCATCAAATTCTAATTTTGCTTTTTCTTTTTGAACAGCAAGATTAGTTAAGTCATCATTTGCTTTCATGATGGCTTCTGCATCATTAGCTTCAATTGCAGCTTTTAGATTAAATTTAACTTGTTCTCTTTGAGCATCAACTCTTGCATCAAATTCTTTCAAATATTTTTCATCTGTTGCTGAAAGTTTTTGATCCGCTCCTTGATACTTTTTCTGCAATGATTTTGCATAATCAAGTGCAGCCTTTTCTCTTCTTTCAGCTTCTCTCCAATTTCTTGTGAGTTTATCTATTCTTTTTTGAATATTATCTGAAAGTTGATTTAAATTATCTTCTTTTTTTTCTTCAACTGTTTCTTTCTTTTTAGTTTCTGGTTGAGCCTCTGGTTGAGCTTCTTGTTTAGGCTCTTCTTTAGGCTCTTCGATTTCTTCAACAGTTGTTTTTTCTTCTTCTTTTTTAGCAGCGTGATCTGTATAACCTAGATCAACTTCACCAACATTTAATTTGGCTACTCCTTCTTTTTCTTTTGGTTGTTCTTGTTCAAGTTCAACCTTTTCTTCTTTCACATCATCAGTATCAAGCTCAACTTGAGGTTGTACCTTTGGTTGTAGTTCTTCTTTTGACATATATCTCTATCTCCTTAATAAAGTTGCAGAATGTCTTCTGGTTGATTTATTTTTGCGATGATTTCATCATCATTCAAAATACGGTGCTCACCATATTTTGTTTTGAAGCGTGCACCTGCATATCTTCCATAGATTACAAATTCACCTTCTTTACACCACGGGCCATTAGGAAATTTATCTTTGTC